CGACAAGCCCCAACCACCGCTCGTGCCGCCGACGGAGCCGCCGACACCTGACGACCCGAAGGCGAAGTGGGTATATGACGACGCTGGGTGGTATTTGGTTTGGGGTCCGTTCCCGAAGCCGAGACCAATTCCGTAAACGAAGAAGAAGCGACTCGGGCGGCGCGTGTCGCCGCCTGAGTCAAAACCATGGCCGAGAGCAAATCAGAATTCAAGTCCAAGAGCGAGCTTTACGAGCGCGAGCTGGGCGCAGCGAAGAAGGAGCTAGAACGCTGGCATAACACTGCCGAGCGCGTAGTCAAGCGCTACCTGGGCGGGCGCACCTCTGGCGCCGGCGAGCTTACCTCCGAAGGTGGCGTGTTCAATCTTTTCTGGAGCAACACCAACATTCTCAAAGCGGCGCTCTACGCGAAGCAGCCGCGCGCCGACGTGTCACGCCGGCACAAGGATTACATGGATGATGTCGCGCGCGTCGCCGGCGAGATCATCGAGCGCATTTTGAATTTCGACATGGACTCGCGCGCCTCAGACTTCGACGCGGCGCTGCGCCACGCGATCGAGGATCGCCTGGTGCCAGGCATGGGCCAGGTGTGGTTGCGCTACGACCCGTCGTTCGAGAAGCAAACGATCGAGCCCGTCAAGGATCCGGCGACGGGCCAGGTGATGGTCGAGGGCGGCGAATTCGAGATGGTGAGCGATGAGCACGTCGCCACCGACTACGTTTACTGGAAAGATTTTCTCTACTCACCGTGCCGCACCTGGGAAGAGTGCCGCTGGGTCGCGCGCGGCGTGTGGATGGCGCGCGATCAGCTCAAGGAAAAATTCGGCAACAAGTTGGGCGCCGATGTGCCGTTGAGTTCCTCGCGCTCCAAGGAGCGCAACGCGCAGCCCGAGAACGATCCCTGGAACAAGGCGCAGGTGTGGGAAATCTGGTCGAAGGAAAGCCGCTACGTGTGCTGGAAGGTGCTCGGCTTCGAGCCACTCCTGGGCGAGCAATACGATCCGCTGGGGCTCACGAAATTTTTCCCGTGTCCGAAGCCGCTCATCGCGAACGTCACGACAACGTCATTCGTGCCGAAGCCCGACTATCAGCTCTTGCGCGATCAATACGTCGAGCTTGACGTCGTCAGCGCGCGCATCTCGCTCCTGGAGGATGCGATCAGGGTGTGCGGCGTTTACGACAAGTCCTCGCCGCAGCTCTCGCAGCTCTTGACCAATCGCCTGCAGAACGCGTTGATCCCTGCGGACAACTGGGCCATGTTCGCCGAGAAGGGCGGCATCAAGGGTGCGGTCGACTGGTTCCCGCTCGACCAGGTGATCATGGCGCTCGACAAGCTGCGCGAAGTGAAGCGCGCGCTCATGCAGGATCTCTACGAGCTGACGGGCTTGTCCGACATCATGCGCGGCGCGACGGTGGCGAGCGAAACGGCGACCGCGCAGCAGCTGAAGGCGCAGTATGGCAGCGTGCGCATGCAGTTCATGCAGGGTGAGCTTGGCGAATTCGTGCAATCGGCGCTCGGCATCAAGGCCGAGATCATGGCGCAGCACTTCCAGCCTGAAACGCTGATCCGGCGATCGCTGATCGACAAGACGCCCGACGCGAGGATGGCGGAGGATGCGGTGCAGCTCCTGCGCGACAAGCGCATGGCGATCTACTCGCTTGCGGTGGATCCGGACGCGATGGCGATGACCGACTACGCGGCGGAGCAGGAAGCGCGCGTCGCCTGCATCACCGCGATCGGGCAGTTCATGCAAGCGGCATGGCCTCTCGCCCAGGCGAAGCCCGAGGCGACGCCGTTCCTGCTGCAGGTGATGCAGTGGCTGCTCGCAGGCTTCAAGGCCGGCAAGAACATCGAGGGCGTGCTCGACCAGGCCGTCACGATGATGACCAATCAGCCACCGCAGCCGCCGAAGCCCTCGCCCGAGGAGCAGAAAACTCAGGCGGAGATCAAGGGCATCGCGATGAAAACCGAAGCCGAGGTGAAGTCGAAGCAGATGAAAACACAGTCTGACATCGCGCTCGATCAGCAGAAGCAAGCAGCTGACGCGCGCGCGAAGCAGATGAAGGTCGTAGCTGACGCGGCGGCGCTCTCAGGCCTGCCGCCACAAGGAGGCATGCAATGACCGTAGTTCAATTGCTCCTCGCGATATTGGTGATCGTGGTAATCGGTATAGCCGCGCACTGGATCATCGGCAAGTTCTTGGGTGAACCGATGCGCCCGATTGCTTACACAGTCGTTGGAATCGTGCTCCTGATTCTGCTCTTTGCGATGGTGCTGCCGGACATCGGTGGTTACCAGTTGTGGAGAAGGTGATCAATGCGGCGTCGCTTCATCCAGCTCGCTGACGGCTCACTGGTCGAGGTAGGCCAAGCCGCACTTGACCTGCCCGCCGACGCCGGCGCTCTTTGGGGCGACGCTCATTACCGGGACTTGCGCGCGCCGGACGGCACGCCGATCGACACCAGGACCAAGCACCGCGCCTACATGCGCGATCGCGGCTTGACGACGGCTGACGATTACACGCACGAGTGGCGGCGCGCGCGCGAAGAGCGCGAAGCGTTCTATGGGCGCGCGCCGGATCCCAACCGCGCCTACGACATTGCGCGCGCGATCGAGGAGCGCCGTGGCTGAGTATGCCGAAGTCAATCCGCTGCTACTCGCTCAGGGCGAGCGCATCCGCGCGCTGCGCGAAGGACGGCGCGTCCCATTCCGCGAGATCGCGGAGGGCTTTGCCGAAGGAATGGGCGGCGATGAGCCCACGATCTCGGTGATGTCGCCCGAGAACACCGCGCTGCGGCGCGGCGCACGCGAGGCCGGCAAGCTATTCGACGTCGCGTCCTGGCTCCCAGTGACGCCGGCAGCGATCGGCAAGGGTGCGCTCTCGCTCGCAGCTGCGCCGATCGCGCTCGCGAAACGCGCCGCGAAAAGCGTCGAGCAGGAGGCAAAAACCGAAGCGCTGCGCGAGGGTAAGAAGCGCGGCTTGGTGAATCTCAAGCTGCGCGAGATGGAGCCCGAGGCGGCGCTCGAAGCCGCGCGTGCCGGCGAGCACCTGGTGCCGATCACGGGCGGAGGATATGTCGGAGGCCCGCGCAACATCCAGACGCCGAAGCAGCTCGCGGAGAATCAACGACGCATGGACCGCGAGCTGGCCGGCGCGACGCGCGAAATCGAAGCTGCCGGCGAGATCCCTGGCGATTGGTATCCCTCGCAGCGGCGCGGCGTCGAAACGATCGCCGAGCCCTATCTGCAGTCACGCGTCGGGCGCGGGCGCGGGCTCATGTCCTCGATGGCGGATCCCGAGGGCGAAACCGGATTCCTGTTCCAAGCGCATAACCGCTTGGTGCGCGGTGAGCCGATCGGCATCACGCACACTGGCAAACAGGCGCGCGAGTTCGAGGCCTCCGCGCGCGAAGGACGACCGATCGCGCTGGGCGAGAAAACCGGCAACTACGGGATCCTGAGTGATCCCACTGTGCCCTACTCGCCATACGGTGCGAACGATTTCAGATTCGCGCAATACCAGGGCTACACCGAGCCGAGCGGCGTGCCGCAGAAGTCTGGCTTGAAACCGACACAGCACGCGTTCATGGATGCTGAAACGCTGCTCCTCGCCGATCGCGCGCGCAAGAAAAATCTCGGCGGTCGCGCCGACTGGACGGGCCCCATGGTGCAGGAGGTGCCGTGGGTCGTGGAGAAGGCTGACGCGCTGCAGGCGCGATTCCCGAAGCGCTTCCCGAATACACCGGAAGGGCGCACGGCGGCGATTCGGGAGGCCGCGAAAACGGGCGAAGATTTTCTGCTCAAGCACGCGGCGGGCGCCACTTACGAGCGCGTGCCAGGCGCCTCGACCGGACATGCGCCTGGCATCGCGACTGCGCCATGGGAAGAGAAGCTCGCCTACGGACAGGGCGGATCCTGGATGGATCCACAAGGACGTGACGTCATCTACCAGGGGCAACGCCTGCTGCAGCGTCCGACTGAAATCGGCACGGGCGTGTGGGAAGGCAAAACGAATCCGGTGTATGTCGCGCAGCCGCTCGCCGACATCGTCACGACCAAAGGAAAAGCCGCTGCGGGCCGCGAGCTTGCGCCTGGGATGATGAAGCAGCTTGCGCTCGGCGAAA